ATCAAGTTTGATTAATAACACAAATACAAAAATAGTTTTTATGAAAGATTACCCCAAATTACCACCGGAAGAGTTGATTGCAAACAACATGTGCCCGGAATGCCTTGCCCCTTTGAGATTCGAGGACGGCTGCTACTACTGCCCCGAATGCGGATACTCCGCTTGCGGGAGCGATTAATGTAAACTAAGAGAAATGAAGAAAAAAATTAAAACCATGAGTGAAAGCAGAATAAAACCCATTAGCAGTAGACTTTGTGATCTACTATGTAAACACAGCTACTTGACGTTTGAAGACACATATATGGCTCTGGATATTACAGAGGCGCAATTGAAAACAGCCATCGGAAACTATAACTACAACAACAGGTTTAACGGCGGTTCCTTGATATCTCGATATCAACTGGAGGAAGATCAAATAGTTTGTTTTGAGCACAATAAGCCCGCCGGGGCACTTCCTATCAAAAGGGGGGGGGGTAAAAACTCCTGAAAAAAACGAGGCTGATATCAAGCCTCAGAAAAACGATCAACTTCCTATGGAAGAATCAACAAAATCTTCAAACCACAACATACCGGCAGCCGAAGCCGAGTGCGTTTGTCAGAGCGCCCAATATGACAATGTCGTGATGCATATTTATGAACTCGCATTATCACTTCAGGCATTGACCGAAAACCAAAGAGCTCTCCTGGCTGCTTATGAAGAATACCTCAAAAATGAAGAATGAAGTTATGATACAAGAAGAAACAAGCAAGTCACCCATCATCGAAATGGCTGAAAAGTGGGTGAATGAGAACAAACTTTATCGCTCTGCCATTGTTGTTCTAACTGAACACAAAATAGATGAGAATAAGAGGAGACTCACTGAAATTGATCCACTTATACTTGGTGAAGATGCAATTTTAGTTATAGGAATGGCCGGCGCATTCATACACACTCCGTGGTTATCAAAGATAGTGAATTGTGCTCAGGAAAAAGCGATGGCGATAGTTATGGGAAGAGACGATGATGTTTTTTGATGGATCCACATAGTCTATTAATATCGAAATGGCCGTCCTTGCTGACGGCCATTTCTTTTGAACAAAAGGTATTGAGAAATGAAAAACGTTTTGGTGTTATGTGTAAAAAAAGCAAAAATTTGTTGTTATTATTAAAAATAATGTTATATTTGCAATGCGTGTCGTGTGACACGAAGACGATTCCGTAGTTAATGACTACCGATTCGACGCTGGAAGGAGGATTGGCTTTGGTCAATCCTTTGACCTTTTAAATAGGCACCTTATTCCATTATTTTCCCTAATCCAAACCTCATTTATTGATTGTCCATATTTCGCAATGCGATTATATATGGATTTTTTCATAAACGCATCTGTTAGCCCAGGGTTATCAATTATTAACCTATCTGATTGCTCGAGGCCTCTTGACATCATATTAGAAAAGGCTCTTTTACCCTTGCCGGTTGTCAGTCCCTCATGTTCATACCATACGCCATTTACACTCATATCGGGACATTTGCCATAATATTTAGTTCCCTTAAGCGAGCCGTACACGCAGTCATATAAAAATTCAGCCGGACGCGACATCTTGGGTGTCATCTTTACGGTTGCTCCATCCTTTGCAAACTCTTTTGCAACCTGTAGTACCTTTTTGTAATCGTTTCCTTCCCTATCGATTAGTCTGCTTATCATAACAGTACCCTTCCCTTCTTTTATCACCTCATCTCTGTCAATGTAACATTGCTGTAGGTAAATACAACTTTCACACAGCTCATTGTCCGACACTTTGGCTGCGAGTTTCATTTTAGCGAGGTCGCAGGTTTTGCATTTGCTTGTGGTGTAGGGGTTGTATGCCGGGTAGGTGCGCTGTTCCTTCCCGGGATTGAAGCGGAACATTCCCTTTTTATCCTTGGCAAGAGCCTCTTTTCCGCGTCTCATCGCCTCTTCACGTGAGGTGGCAGGGTATTTATTCTTTAGAACTTGCACTACGATGCAACGACAATTCCATCCGTTAGGCGGGTAGTAGCTATCCCAGAACCTGTCCGACTGTGGCAATGTTATGCCGTCGAGAGCTGCGTGTTCCGGACGCACCGCGTCATCACCTGCAGTACGGTATTGGAGATTATACTCATCGCCGTCTTCGGCAAATCTTTCCCATTTGGAGGCCATCTGTGCCGATGATTCCGCAAAGCCATATTCAGCTCTTAAATAATTCTTGTTATACCTTTCATCAATCGATTGAACATCTTTCAAAAAGCGTTCAAACGGCTTTTTATTGCCATTTTCGTCGATCATCGAGGGGAATGCCTCATTTAGTTCGTGGAAGGTTTTCATTCCGGAGAAGATCCAGTTTGACTCTTCCATTCTGCCCCGCATTTTATCGCTCATTTTGCTCTTGGAGATCGCGCCATTTAGCACGCTTGAGTGGGTATCGATAAATGAGGTTACTTCGGGTTCTGAAAGGATCTCTATGCGTAGCGATGCACCCTCTTCTTTGAAAAGAGAGGACATCATTGATGAAAATTTCTTTCGGAGTTTCGCCCTTAACTTTGGATCGATATCATCGTCGTTAGCGAGCTTCATTTCCCCATTGGAAAGGATGCGGCTGTAGCGCTCGTGCAGCCCCGCATAGTCGGCGGGGCTTAGTCGAAAAAAGGCGTTGGTTTGTCAGGTAGGCTGTTCTCCATCATAGGGAAGCCTATTTCGCGGCGTTCGCCCACCGGCATGCCATATTTTTCCTGGAAGTAACTTGGATCAACTTCATAATTATTGAGCACCATCGTTTCGAAAGCTACCATCTGCTCCGGAGTATAGTCGGCCGGATCATCCCATTCAAACGACAACCCTTTGACGGGGAACCCGTGAATGGCCATGATTGGAAGCAGCTGGTTATTCACGATATCTCGCACCATGTCGCAGTAGCTCTCGATGAGGTTGTCGAACACCTCCATGTGAGTTTTGCTCTGGGCATGCGAGCTACCCTCTTCGATGGTCATTGTTTGCTGCAGTACGAGTTTTGAGAGCTCGGAGTTGGCTCTGTCAACACGCTTGTCATAAACGTTATAGGCATCGCCTCGTGAGCTTTCAACCAGCTCTATATCCGTTGTGTCATCAAACAGTCCCCACGCTTTTGCGCCCATGGTATCCATCATATTTGCGAGTTTATCCTTCTCCCTCTCATCCCTGGTACTGGTTTTAGCAATTCTGATAGGAATGCCGAACATTTCTGCAAATGTATCCCAAAATGCCAGGGCATATTTCTTTGGAATCGTATGCAAAGCTGCCTTTTTGAATTTTCCCAGATCATCAGCCTTGCCGGCTTCAATCAACCAGTATTTGTAAGGAGCTTCGTGGTAATCCACGCCATCGCGCCAGTTGTCGTTTGCATTTCTGATGATGCGGTGATATTCCGGGACCACGTGCCTCCTTGGGATAAGCTTACAACCGTCGAAGGTGATGCGTCCATTCGCATCATTTTTAACATCTCCAAGTTCAATAAGGCTATGACCCCAATATATGCTTTCAAGAATGTAGTCCAATAGGTCTTTGAACCAGGTAGTATTGAGGTATTTCAAAGCCTCTTCGTCAGCATCGCCTTCAGGAGTTTCAAGCTTAAAACTGCGACACTTCACAAAGCCGTTGACCTGGCCGATCGCTCCTGAAAGGTGTGCATCGATATCGACGTCGTTGTAAACATCATAGAGTCTGCCACGATTGGGGTTGTCATAATCAATGGCCAACTGACAAGCCTGGCGCCAGCGCCTGATATCGTGCTCAGACAGCCTTTCTGTCTGCCGCAGAAGATCCACGACTATCTTCTTGATGCGTCTGCGGTCATCTTCTTTTGCCAGGTCAAATGTGCCATATTTCGGCGATCTTACAACCGGGGTTACAACCTCATTTGCATCAATCTTTGTCTCGTTTAAAAGCTTTTCGTTTCCCATTTTCACTCCTTTTTACCATACGTTATTTTTAGGCTTTTCGCCGCCATATCTCAGAGGCGAACCGCTCTCTCCGGTAGGACTTGTAATCATCGGCAGATCCGGAACAACCTTACCGCTCTGAACATCTTTGAGCCAGGCGATGGCTCTGTCATATCTCTCTTTTCTTACCTCAGCGCCCATTCTTCCGGGCGCAGATGCCGCCATGTGATATAGTGCGATATCGCAGGTAAACATCACTACCAGGCTGTTGCGGTCTTCCCCGGTCTTTGCGAAAATCTCCGACACATCATATACCGGTCGCAGATATCCGGATATCTCTTCTACCGCCTGTTTCTCGGCCCTCTCTCTATTTATCTCGTCAGTCTGCGAGAGTACTTTTAGTGCAGTATCGCCTATTACTACCTTATAATCTTCTTCTACTACAAACATCTCTTTATTGGCTTATTTTGCTATGTATAGCGCGTTTTTATCGAAGTCACGGATGGTTACACCCTTTTTGAATCGGCGTTGTGCAATGAGGTTTTTTAGTGCCTTTCTGGATGCCACTTTCAGCTTTCCATTGTACAGCAACACCATGTAGGTGGTGTTGTAATCTTTTGCAGCCTTATCGGCCTTTTTGATGGCCCTCTTGTATCTAAAGGCCCAAATCATTTTTCTCAAACTTTTAATCATTACCATGTATTTTTAGGAGATGGCCTTTTGCCAAATCTCGGAGTGAACGTACTTTGCCGGCCTATTTTCTGGAGTCTCCAGATAGCTCCCTCATCGGCATCCGGCGCATCATCGTGAGCCCCGCTGCCTTTAGCCAAAGCGAGCGTTTGATCAATGCCGGTACGCATGTCCGGAGAATCCTTCTCGGCTTCATTATAGTACACGAACCCGCGCTCCCAAAGGGGAGAAATGTTGGTTATTCGCTCAATTTTGTCCGATTTCTTGCGCTTGTCGCCGCTGATCGGCAGCTGATACCCGCGAATTATGCCTTCGGCAGTAAATTCATCGAGTAGTATATCCTGGATGAAATTAGCCTCCATCAACCACTGCACCTTATCGGCATCATCTCCTAATTTCTCGTACAGATCATAGCAGTAGCGCACCATTGCACTTACTGTATCCTGGCGCACCCAGCCGGTTATGTAGTGCAGCTCTTTGCCCATCTTTCCCCACATTCTTACCGCCTTGTAGTCATTGGTGGTCTTCGGCTTGAGCGAGGGGTCTATATAGACAATCACGGCATCATAATCCTTTAGCGAGCGTGGCATCTTTTTAAATTTAATCCACTCCTGTTTGAAAATCTTGCCGGCAATTATGGGGTTATGCATGTACTCCTTGTTCCAGGCGTAGTACCCCATAAAAGCAGCTGCATCTTCAGCCTCTTTTTTGGTCCATTTATCTGCCCAGGTAGGATTGCCTTGTGAGTCCACGGCATTGACGCGGATGACGTCCACGCCATCACTCTCTGTCATTTTCTGCAGAACGGAATTTTTACTGATCAGGTTGCCAGTCATAATGAAGCGTCCACGTCCAACGTCGAGCGCTCCAAAGAGCGCCTCTTTTACCCAATTGTACAGATCCTCCACTCGTGAGGGGTTTCGGCATAGTTCGTCATCATCAAGGTCGTCTATTATGATGTAGTCCGGGCGCTGCTCCTTGTAGCGCATTCCGCGCGGCGACTGCCCTCGACCAAGCGCATTAAACACACATCCGTCAGCTGTAATGAAATAGCCTTCTGCCCAGTCTCCGGAGCTTTTTTGTATGCCGAAGTCATTGATTAGTCTTTGATTGAATTCAAATTCTGCCTGCAGGGACGAAAGCAACTCTTTGGCATTGTCTTCACTCTTGCCGACAACAACCATGTAATTAAGCTGTCGGGGAGTTTGTTGTTTTAGATAAATGGGACAGAATACAACGAGGTGCGTTGATTTTGCATGACCTCTGGGCCACATCCAAATACCTTTATAGTTGAAGTTCTTACGCAGCTTGGCTGCACCTGCGTTGTGAAATGGGGCATTGCGCGTAACCTTGACCTGACCGGTGACCGGATCGGTTTTGTTTAAGTAATGTGGAAAATAGTATTCGCAATATTTGTTATAGTGCGACAACAGATATGCGATACGCTTCTCCTTTTCAGCAGGAGTTTCATCAAATAGGATTACCTCAGAGGTATAGCTCTGTACTATTTTACAGTGCTCATTCCATCTGTTACGCGCTTCGTTTATTTCCCATTTGGTTGCCATTATTGATTTTTAAACTGTTCCGCGATATATAGATCCTGGTATTTGTTGAAAATCTTGAGCAACTCCGGAGTGATTTGAGAGTCGGTTTTTGAGCGGTATTCAAGCCATTTGGAGAAAGCAATGAATACCTCTATTGTATCCACTACGTTTGTTTGCTTATCGAGCTTCTGTATAACAGAAGAGAGTTTTGAGAGCTTATCGCCCAACCCTGCCATCATGGTAGGGTCTTTTGACTCGTTTACTTGATCGATAAGATTATTGATTGTTCCAAGCAGCTTATTTACCAACTCAGGTCGTGTAATATTCTTCGCTGCACGCGTTTCTTTCCACTTCCCGGCATTACACCATTTACTGACCGTCACGCGTGACACGCCGACTTTGTCGGCTATCTCAGTCATCTCCATCCCGGAAAGGTAGAGTGATCGCGCTAAGGATTTTCTTCTTTCGGCTTCAACTTTATTCATATGAAAACAATTTTCGTCAAAAATGGGTTGCAGTTGCCTGAGTAACAAAAATGTATGCAACCGTTTCATCATAATCTGCAACCATTGCACACTATTTTGCAACTCTATCGGGTGGGTGGTAACATTGCCGAAAAAATTAATGATATGAGTAAACGCGCAAGGCTTACAAATGAAACTCTAAACAGTTATGGCACCTGGCTGCTTACAGCAGGCGGCGATATTGCTCAATTTGAGCGCAACCCGGTATTGCTTTACATGCATCAGCGGGGTCAGGTAATCGGTATGATGAAAGACATCCTCGTGGAAAATGATGAAGTCACCGCTGAGCCTGAGTTTGACTGTGCCACCGAACTCAGCCGAACCTGCAAGGCGCAGTACGAATTTGGCTCCCTAAGAATGTTCAGCGTTAGCATTGATATCATTGAAATGAGCGATGATCCTAAGTTTTTAAAACCCGGACAGACGTCGCCAACCATAACTAAATGGAAACTGACAGAGGTTTCCCTTGTAGATATTGGCGCAAATGATGACGCGATCCGCCTGTCATACAAAGGCAAGACGCTTACTCTATCAGCAGGAGATAATCCATTACCAACATTAATAACAACAAAAAACGACAACATGGAAATTAAACAAGTAGCCCTAATGCTTGGGCTTCCAGACACCGCTACTGAAGCGGATGTTAAAACTAAGATCGCCGAGCTGATGGCGCAAGATGCAGAAGCAAAGACTCTGCGCGACAATCTGGCACAGATGACTCTATCGGCCATCACCACTGCTGTAGAAACAGCAATCGATGAGCGCAGAATCACTGCCGACAAGAAGGACCAGTTCATTCAGCTGGGACAGAAGGTGGGCATTGATGACCTGAAAAATACCTTGGCTGCCATGTCGCCTGCCGGCAAGGCAAGCGCAATGATCAACCGGGCTTCCGGTTCTTCAACCGTTACCTATGCAAAGCTTTCTGAGGTGCCTGCAGATACGCTGGAACTGATGCGTAAAGAGGACCCTGAGCAGTACAAAAAACTCTACAAAGCCGAATATGGCTTCGATTGTCAAATCTAATTTTTAAGATAGTATGAAAAGGTTAATGACACTATTTTTCGCCATCCTGTTCAATTCATTGGTTGACGTCATGTTTGGAGCAGCTGTCGGCATCGGGCCGATTACTTCTGCTATCGCTATGAATGGCATCGCAACTGTTGCGAGCTTTATGCCTCTTCCGGTAAACATCTTACGTGCGGGTGTTTATAAGGAGATCTGGACGGGAGAACTCGTTAAAGCCCTTCGTGAAGGTCTTACCGGCACCTGGCTGGATGGCATCCCGGATATGTCTTCTCTTGTAGATAACGACGTAATACATCTTATAGATGTAGGAGGAGATCCTGACGTACTAATAGACAATACGACATACCCTCTCGAAATTCAGGAGCTCCCCGATGGTGATATAGCCATTAAGCTTTCAAAATTTGAGACAAAGGCAACCCCTATCACAGACGATGAACTTTACGCAATCTCTTATGATAAGATGGCACGCGTAAAAGAATCTCATGGTCAATCTATCACCATTAGTAAATTTAAAAAAGCTGCTCACGCTCTGTGCGCTGCCGGTAATACTATAAAGACTCCTGTTATTGCTACTACAGGTGAAGTTGATGCCCTTACAGGACGTAAGCGAATGACAAGGGAAGATCTTCTTAATATAAAAACACAGATGGACAATCTGAAAGTACCTACAGCGGGCCGTCGTCTTGTTCTTTGTTCTGAACATGTCCAGGACATTTTGCTCTGGTCGCAGGCTTTTGAAAAACAATATTCTGTGGATAGCACAACCGGTAAGATTGGACGTCTCTATGGCTTTGATATTTACGAGTTTTGGAATACGCCTTATTACTCCTCATCCGGAGCAAAACTTGCTCTTGATGCAACTCCATCCGCCGGCCAGTTCAACTGCTCATTTGCATTTTACCCGCCGCGAGTATTCAAGGCGACCGGTTCGCTGAAGATGTACTACTCAGAAGCTGAAAAGGATCCTCTCTATCACCGCAATCTCATCAACTTCCTGCAGAGATTCGTTTGTCTGCCCAAGGTAGCTGATGCCGGTGTGGTGATCTACTCTGCTTATGATTCCGGCGCTCTGCCGACAATCACCGGTGATGAGTTGTTAGACGGCCTTGCTGCTACTGCAGGTAGCTCGAAGCGTACATATTCCACAAGCAACGGTGCAGCGATTGAGGCCGCTTCCGATGCTGACTGGTTGACAGTAACAGTTGCTGCGGGCAATAAGGTGACATTCACTAGAACGGCATATGCCTATTCTGCTGATGGCGATAATCCTAGAGTTGCCAACGTGACCCTTAGCATCCCCGGCACGAGCGTAACGCTTAACGTAGAGGTGCAGCAGGCTATGGGTGCACAACCATAATTGATGATATCATGTTGCTCGAAGTATTAGGCTCGTTCCAGGACAAGTATGATCCGACAGTAATGTACAATCCGGGTGATACTTTCCAGACCGATGATCTTGATAGGATCAACGACCTTGTATCACGCAGGTTGGCCAAAATCGCGTGTGTTGAGAACGTGCAGCCTGCCGAGACCAAAGAAAAAGAACTTAAGAAAAACAAGCCTGCTCCAAAGGTGTCTAAGGAAAAGGAAAAAAAAGAAACGGAGAAACAACAATGAAAAAGCCGTTGAGATATCTGGTAATTCACTGCACCGCCACGCCGGAAGGACGCCAGGTCAGCTCTGATGAGATTAGACGTTGGCACACTGCCCCGAAGAAAAAGGGGGGCCGTGGCTGGAAGCAGGTGGGATATACCGACATGATACATCTCGACGGCACCATTGAAAGGCTTGTAACTAATAATGAAGATGATTGGGTGGATCCCTGGGAAATCACCAACGGCGCAAAAGCATTCAATAGTTATTCCAGGCATATAGTATATGTAGGTGGGCTTGCTTCAGACACAAAAACACCGAAAGATACCAGGACTCCGGAACAACTCGAAGCCATGCGTAAATATGTTCTCAGGTTCCACTCCAAACATCCTAAAGTGAAGATCATTGGACACAATGAGATCGCAAACAAGGCTTGTCCTTGTTTCGATGTACATAGATGGCTTTGTTCAATTGGCATTTGTCAAAAAGATATGATGTAATGGGTGAGATGTTAAAAAGAGCGACTATTGGTAACCTGTGGTTTAAGGTACTATCAGGCTTTGCTATGATACTCATCGTAGCGGGCTTTATAGTGCCACCTATGGGCATTATCGATGGCTCCGTGCTGACGGCAGTCGGGGAGATCTTCGCTTTTGCAGCTGTCAATACTGCGCTCAAAGCGATGGATCAAGGATTCTCGGCCAGGGTGAGACATAAAAAGACGACTCTGTCGCTGGATAAATCCAAGGACAATGCACAAAATGCTAAGCCACCAAAGCAGCCGAAGCCATGAGAAGACTATTATCCATAAGCCTCGTTGCATTGCTTATTAGTAGCTGCTGCATTCCATCAAAGTGTGAATACTTTAACAGTATTCCTGAGCGTGTTATTGAGAGACAGGATAGTATCGTGTTCTTTCCCATGATAATACCGGTGCCAATACCGGCAGAAGAGACTGCCTCAGAAGTTCCGGTTTCTGACACTTCAGAAATAAAGACATCTGTAGCGGAGTCAAAGGCCTGGGTAGAAGATGGGCGACTGCATCACAATATGCGTAACCTCTCTGATCAGATGATCCACGTTGAGATCAACGTACCGAAGCATATTTCCATACAAAAGGAGTTTTTGACGCGTACCGCCATAGAGGAGGTTGAAAAGGAACTGAGTTGGTTTCAAAAGACATTGATGTACGCAGGTGGAGTAGCCCTCGCAGCACTCTTGGGAATATCAGGATTTAAACTGATAAGATGGCTCAGTATAAAGAGGTTCAAATGATGTTCAATTTGAATTTAAACAGTAAACAAACAATTAAAAATTAAAATTATGCAAGGATATGTAAATGGAAGTGACCTATTGATGTCATTTGCCGGCAAAGCGGTCGGACATTGTACCACTCACTCGGCTACTTACAATACCGAGACAAAAGACGTTGCTGTTAAACCGGCAGCAAGCGTTGATGCAAGTACTGCTTCGCTATTTAAGTCAAAGCGTGTTACCGGTCTTTCGGTGCAGGTGAAGGCCAGCGGTCTTAAGTTTTATAACGAAATTGAAAGCGGCTTCAAGGCAGCGCTCGGCACTTGGAAGAAAGGTACCTCCGTAGTACTCAAGCTCTTTGAGCGTAAAAACGATGCTACACCTTATTTGACGGGGAATTTTATTATTTCTACCCTCGAGGAGTCGAATCCGGCATCTGAAGATGGGACTTACGACATCACCCTCGACAATGATGGTGCTGTTACCATCGATGAAACCAAACTTGACTTGCTCGGTGCTACTCCGCCACCGGCTCAAGGTTAATTGATGCGTTATGATTAAACAGGTAAAGATTCAAGGAAAGGAGTACCCATTTCGCGTAACAATGGGAGCGCTGTTGCGCTTCAAGCGCCTCACCGGCAGGGATGCTTCCACTATCACAGATGAAGATCTTGAAGGGTTGATAGCGTTATTCTACTGCTGTATTGCCTCTGCTTGTAATGCTGATGGTGTGGAGTGGCCCTACAGTTTAACCATGTTTGAAGACATTCTAACGGAGGATGAGGTGAAGGAGATGACAAAGCTGATAGCGCAAGATAATCCGGAAGACTCAAAAAAAAAGGAGCCGAAGAGCAGTCGATAGAATTGCTTTTGTCAATAGCATTGGGGTGTGTCGGGATGAGCTTGGATGATTTTTGCCGATGCACCCCTTTTGAGTTCAAAGGCATATATGACGAATGGTTCGATCGTACAAAAGATGCCATAAGGCGTGAATGGGAAATAGGGAGAATGATATCGCTCAACGTCCTGGCTCCGTACAGCAAAAAGAGGTTGAAACCTACCGATATATGTAGGTTCTCATGGGATGAAGAGGATACTTCCGTACCGAAGGGTACAAGCAGCTATGAACGAATGAAAGAAGTTGAGAAGAGAGGTTAGACTCCATTAGGGTGTTCTTTCCACCATTTGATGTAGCCTACCAGCCAACGAATGGAAAAATAAGCAAGTAACATTACAAATGCCGTAAGAAACGGCCCTGCAGCAACAATAAGTTCAACGATATTTGATAGAAACTCACGCATAGTACTACAAATATATAATTAATTTTCAAATGTCCCAAACGATATCGTTTAAAATAAAGATAGAGGGTTCTGATTCCTTCAAAGTTGTGACAGCTGATGCCGGAGAGGTCGCAGAAGCCATCCGTAAAATTAATCAAAGGACCAATGAGCTTAACGGGAATTTGGTTAACACAGCCGCGGCTATGCAGGTGGTGGAAAGCTTAGGGTCAATGTTCTCCGGACTGGAATCTGCAATAGATTCGCTGACATCAGGTTACAGGGCACAAAGTGAGGAGTTGTCAAAGCTGAAGCGGATAATGCGCAACACGATGGATGCCACGGAGGATGAGATTGATTCAGTGAGGCGACTCATCAAGGAGCAAGAGCGTAAAGGTGTTGTAAGCGAGGAGGCCCAGCTGGCTGCTGCACAGGAATTGGCAACATATCTGACCATGTCGGACAGTCTCGAAGCAATAATCCCCACGATGAACAATATGATCGCCCAACAGCTTGGCATGGGGGCAAGTGCCGAGAGTGCTGCGCAGATAGCTATGATGTTGGGTAAGGTGATGAATGGCCAGGTAACAGCGCTGAGTCGCAACGGTTATGCATTCAGCGAGGCACAGCAGCACATTTTGCTATACGGAGATGAGATGGAGCGCGCACATGTTCTCTGCCAAGTTGTAGATGAGTCTGTTGCCGGCGTCAACGAATCGATGAGGCAGTCTGATGCCGGAAACATTTTGGATATTTCAAACGCCTTTAATCAGGTAAAAGATAGTGTGGGGCAAGCCCTTAATTTTCTCTCTCCCTATCTTAAATCACTTGCTAAATTTGGTCAGGGTATAACAGGTGTCTCACAACTTGTTATTGCTAAAAAGGAACTTGCCAAAATGCAAGGCATTGTTGCGGCTAATGCTAAAATAGAGGCAGCTGCTCAAAAAATGCTTGCAAAAGTAGGCTATCAGGCAGCTGCCGGCACTAATGCTCTCAAGGCCGCTACCATAGGTCTTAAATTGGCAATTGGGGGAATTTTAATTGCCATCCCGATACTCGTTTCTCTCTTTGTAAAACTTGCCAATAAAGGCAAGGATGCGGCAGATGGTGTAGATGCGGTAACTGAGGCACAAGAAGAATATAAGCGGGCCTCTATTGATATCAGGACAGAGCTCTCGCTCGAACTGATCAAATTGGAAGAGTTGATAAAGAGCAAAAAGGATACTGCCGATATGATAGAGCATCTCAACACCACATACGGCAACATATTTGGCACTTATGAAACTGCGTCTGACTGGTACGATGTTCTAACTGCCAAATCGGCTGCTTATGCTAAAAAATTAGGAGAGGAGGCTAAGCAAGTATCTCTTGTGGAAGCTAGAGAAAAGAAAAAGGATGAAGAAAAGGAGTTGTTAACACGCAGAGACACTTTGGTTGCTGATCGCGATAAATACATTGACCAATATGAAAAGAACAAATCAGATTATGATCGAGAATCTAGGATATTAGCACAAAGCGTTATTGGCAATTTCAATTTTCAATTAGACCAACTAGATGGAGCCATCAAAAAGAAGAGAAAGGAAATAGAAGATCTTGACACCGAAATCGATGCAGCACAACAGACAATTAATGCACAGAATGATATTATTGCTCAAGGTACAACCGCCGGAATGGGGCCACACCCCAGCCCCGAATTTCTTGCTCAACAGAAAGCTGCAGAGGATGCGGAAAAAGAAGCAGCAAGAAACAGAGAGAAAAAGGCAGCTGATCTTACAAATTATAAAAAGGGTGTCAGTTCGGCTGTCGAAATATATGAAACATTTGGCAGCAAAGATAAGGACATAAAAAAGATCGATAAGCCAGAGGATGACATTACTAAAAAACCTCAAGGATTTAAGCAATTAAAAGAGTCAGACAGATTAGTTGAATTGCGAAACAGTCTTGCAGAGTTAATCAGAGCTAAGGGTATCAGTGACCCTGAAGTTATAGCGCTGAGTGATGAGTACAAAAAGGAGTACAGTTCACTGATCGAAGCAGCTCAAAATGACACAAAAGACAAGGCTACGAAATTCGACATAAATGAAATAGTCAAGACTGTTGAGGAGAAAAAAAGGGAAGGCGCAGAAACTGTAGAGCTAGATGCAATGCGAAGCGGGTTGGAGTCGCTAGTTCAATCCTATGGCGCTGACGATCCTCAAGTACAGGCACTAATTGAGGAATTTAAAAGAAAGCTGTATGGACACAATGCAAAGGGTGCGCACAAAGCTATAAAAACAATGTTGCCCACATCGGTTACCGCCTTAAATCAGCCTAAAGCGATAATTGAAAAACTCCCAAAACTTCCGGAGATTAATATTGAAGATCTCACTTTTGAAGACACAATTATGTCTGCTGAAGACGCAGTCACTGCACTCAATGCCCTGGGTTCTACAATGAGTAGCTTAAAAGGCATCGTTGGCGAAGGCGCTGCAGGTTGGCTTGAGTGGGGAGCAAATATACTGCAGGCAGTAGCGCAGGCACTTCCCGCACTTTCAACCTTGTTCGCAGCCAACACTTCGGTGGCTGCTGCTGAAGGAGCTGCATCGGTAGCCTCAATACCTTATGTGGGTCCCGTAATGGCAGTAGCGGCAATAGCCTCTATTGTTGGAGCAATAGCTTCCCTGCCGAAGTTCGCCCAGGGTGGTCTTGTTTATGGCCCTACGCTGGGTTTATTCGGAGAATATGCCGGCGCATCGAGCAATCCGGAGGTGGTTGCACCTCTCGATAAGCTTCGGGAGTTGATAGCGCCGCCATCATCTGAATTTGGAAAAGTTGAATTTGTAATAGAAGGTCGCAACCTGAAGGGTGTGCTTAATAGAGTTAACAGAATGGATTCGAGAAACAATGGCTAAGTATCTGAGATATTACGATGAGTTTTTATCCCGGGATAACCACGTTGTAAGAGTGGAGATCCTGCAAGAGGCTGATGTGCCATTCGTGCCTGAAGAATTGGATGCCAACGAATCTCTTACGATTGAATGGGCTGAAACCGACAAAATAACGCCTATCCAGGGCTCGACCGCTACTCTTGTAATCAACTGTGCCACCGACCGGCAATTCATAGACCTTGGCACAATAGTTAGTGCGGATGCTGTGCGTCTCGATATATACAGAGATGGGGCTTTATATTGGTCGGGATGCATGGACTCGGAGATTTACGATGAACCCTATTCTTCCGGAAAGAATTATGCCGTAACACTCATATTTTCGGACTTTGGAGTGCTGAACCGTGTCAAATGGTCGCGCACCTCCTTGGAATCATTCAACACTATTCTGGATGCAGCACTCGCAGCGTCAGGAATCAATTACACCAATCTCATCAGGAATATATCCACGACTGATAGCTATTCTATGGCACTTGATTTTGATAATGACGTTAAGCTGCTGAATGAAAACTTCTATAATGAAGAGGGGGAGCCTATGACGGCATTCGAGGTTCTTGAGGGTATTTTACAGCCGTTTGCACTGCGCATAATCCAGCGTGCCGGGAATATTTATATCTACGATCTTAATAGCCTCTATTCTCAGGACTCCACTGAAATTGAGTGGACCGACACAGATGCTCATTTCTCCAAAGACATGGTCTATAATGATGCTACGGTACGGTTTAGTCCCTATGCTGACGATCAAGCCGTTGATGGAAACGTTAAGGTAAAGCGCGTCGATGGTAACGGTCTAATGATCAAGACCAGTTATGAGGGGGCGGTTGACCGGGTACTCGATGGCTTTATATTACGTAGAGGTTCGTATGTGACAGCAGAAGGTCTTACGCTTGAACCGGGAGTAGAGTATTTTGACATCGATGCACAATATTCAGGCAGCGATGCGCAGGGTGTACTCTGGGGCTATAAGCAAGGTGAGCGTGCACTTGAGGATGGAAATATAGTCCAGGTACTAAATGCTCCATGCAGTGCAGTAGATGCTAATTTAAGCTTCATCGGAACCAAGATGTTTACAACTCAGTGCAAGTGGCTCAACGAAGTCTCTGTCGTGAATGGTGTAAGAGATAAATTCAAGCTGCGCATTAATCTCGATTTTCTTTTTGACGTACGTTACAACCCTTTCGAAGAGGCGGGAGATTACAATGAAAAAGACAACTTCAAACTGATGTCTAAATGCCGCTTCGTTTATGTGCCGGTGATGGTGACATTGCGTGATGCTAACGGCACGGCACTATACCATTTGGACAACAGGAGCCTTATAGCGAGCAGTAACCTTCAGAGCTCGAGCGGGCGCACACGCTGGCAGCCAGGGGAAGGAACGCCAGGCTGTTTCTGGCTTGCATACTATGACTACAAAGATCGCAAAGGTAAGACAGGTGTCGGCGGATGGGCTAGAAACAAGAAGGCTATCGGCCAAAGTTACGATGAGATACCGGAAACATGGCAGCAGATGCAGGATGGCGAATACGTGGAGTTGCCAATGGTTGGGGGGTATTTGGAGATGGCCGTCTATTCAGGCGCTTATATTTGCGGGAAGAATGGTCAATATACCGACATCCTGCAGTACATCCGATGGGTGGCATACAAGGATGCTTCCATCACTTTGGTGCGCAAGAACGGCCTTCCGGTAGAGATGGAAGATCAGGAAGACATAGCACACATCAACGATTTAGCCTTTGAGAAGCGCAGTGTTGAAACAATTATAGGGACATTATCTCCAAAGGTTCAATCGGTAACCGGTAGAGGTCTGATTTTTTCGGCACTATCGATCCATGAGAAATTTACGCGCGCCGGAGTGCAGGATAGGCTGGAGAAATTATTGCTTGGTACGATCTACAGCCAGTACGCGCAGCGTTATACCAAGTTGTCAGGCATGGTGACACTTCTTTCCGGCTTTGGTACATATACCGATGCCCATTCCGAAGGAAAGTATATTATCATCTCAGACATGCAGGACCTGCACGCGGATGAGAGCAATGTATGTATTGTTGAATTTGGACAGGATAATTATGAGGGGATAGATTATGAGTAATTTTTTCAATAAGACCATTGCCGTATCTGCCAGGCCGCGCTGCCGTAGGCTTAGAGAAGCGGGCTACTATGCCGCTGCCTCAGCAGCTGCAATGGCGGCTCACTCCCCTGGTATCATTGCTCCTGCAGGAGCATCTTATTTCGAGGCGATTGCCGGAACTGCTGATGAGATAGTCGGAATTAAAGCTCTATATGACCTGAATATAGTTCAGACGGCTGAAGAAGGAGAAAATCCGGAAACACTCAAAAATGTGGCCGAGATCCTTCGCTATTTATGGTTGACAAACGTTGGCACGGAACAAGAGCCGGTAATGGCTATACGCTCGGAAATAGGCTTTTATAGTGATAGCTTTATTACTGCCGGAGGGCCCTTCCCCGGAGAGGAAGAGGGTGGCACGCAACCGGTAGAGATACCTATAGCCTCAGATACCGTTATTGGTGGCTTTCTGACGGGTTTCTCGGAAGAATTAGTTGCATCTAATCTGTGTTTGGCAGTACGTGTCACCGATGCTGGAAAAGCATATATACAGGTACCGCTGGGTACAACTGGCGAGACTGTAGCGCCGGGCAACCATCTCCACACTCAATATGCCGCAGTAGCTCATAACCATGCTGCTGAAGATATAACAAGTGGCACTTTGGGTATTGCCAGGATTCCCACCGGAACAACCTCTGCAACCGTCGCTCTTGGTAATCATACTCATAGTCAGTACGCAGCAGCAACACATTACCATTCGGCGTCTCACATCAATACCGGCACTTTGGCTATTGCCCGGATCCCAACAGGTACGACCTCTTCTACCGTAGCTCTTGGTAATCATACGCATAGTCAATATGCTGCGGCATCGCATAACCACGCTGCCGAGAATATCACCAGTGGAACACTGGCTCTTGCCAGGATCCCTACGGGAACAACCTCTGCGACTGTAGCTCTCGGTGACCATACGCACTCTCAATATGCTGCGACAGCTCATAACCATGCTGCTGAAAACATCACAAGTGGTACTTTGGCCATTGCCCGGATCCCAACAGGTACGACATCTTCGACCGTGGCATTGGGCAATCATGCGCACAGCCAATATATGCTCACAGCTTCCTTTACTGCTCAAGCGATCGTTGAAAAACTTGGTACTACAGCGGTAAACAGGGCAACCGGTGATGCTGACGGCAATACGATCTCTTCCTCCTATTTAAAACTTTCAGGTGGCACCCTGACCGGTGCTCTCTCCGCTCAAAATATAACTCCGGTAACGCATTCAATGTATAGCCTTGGAAGTAAAATACTGCATTGGAAATACATCTATTGTCTGAGGTGGTATCCGAAGAACAACGATGAAACTATATATATAGAATTTGATACAAATAGAAATGCCTTTAAAATAGTAGGCAACATCTACTCTACAGGCGCAATGACGGCAGGAGCATAATATGGGACATAGTGGAGGAAAAATAACCCGGCCGATAACGATCAATAACGGCGCAGGCGACGTCGAACTGACAATAGGTGTTAACAGTGGCGACTATAAAACTCTTTGCACTAGCACGAAAATCAATCCTTGGGCAAAGTATAAGCCGACCAATTTCAATACGTATGGCGAGACAGGCAAGTCCGTTGCCGGATCTTCATACTGGAGGGGCGTCGATGGCAAATGCGGCTTTGCATTCCCGGTATACTATAGTCTTGGCAGCCTCTCTTCCGGGTTCATCCGCGATATGTATTACGGTGCTACAAACGTGCCGATATGGGGACGCAGTTTCCCTACTTCCCAATTCAGATCGTTGGATTTTGACGGGTATGATCATAACTCAGTAAACCCTATCGGTGTAATCGCTGCTACGACATTCGCGCTGGATGAGTATGGACAGATGCAGATCTCATTTGACACTAATGCGGTTGGCACAGACAATCTCAAATACAGCGATTTCGTTATAGATGGGGTTAGTGTATCCACATTTTACCCTTCAGTGCTGTTAGTGAGAGGATCTAACTACATTGTCTGCTCTTCTACCAGCAGGCTAAGCGACGGGTCATTCGAGATCAATCTCACAAACATGGCACCTTACACCGGCCAGTGGTATTGCATACCATTTTTGTCAAGCGTACAATTGTCTCAAACCGGGCAATAT